TGAGGCAGAGAAGGAAAGCTGGCAGGAACTGTTCGTTGAAACCGTGCTCAAGGGCACCCTGGGAGGTGGCCCGTAATGATAGAAGCAGTGATGCGGACCCTCCTCCAGCGATTCAAAGCCGAAGTGTTGCCCAATACTGTGGCCAGCACCCATGACTCCATGCTGGAAATAGCGCAGCTGCCGGTGCTGGTCCTTTTTTTGCCGGATGTCGCTGAAGTAAGGTTGGACGATGCTAATGTCCCCGACGAGGTCAAGGATGAGACGGCAGGAACGGTTAGGGTCTATGCACCACCGGGCTTTTACGATCTGCAGTTTGACTTTGAAATAGCGGCAGAGAAGGCTCTGGAGGTACTAGGCATTGGCGAGAAACTGACGACCTGGCTGGAGGCAAACCCCTACCTTGCAGTCGGGGAATACGAGTATCCTCTGCGTGTACTGGAGCCTCTGACAAGTCCGAATAGAGCTGGTGGGGGTTTGCTCCGGGCAACAGGCCGCTTTGTGGTGGAAGGCGTGGAGGTCAGTAGCGGGCTTTACTATGATGGCAAACTGGCAAAGGAATTTCAGGCCAGCTATAACAACCCCCTCACGGGGGGAGAAGATAATGTGTCTTATAGCCTGAAGAAGTAGGAGGTAGGGGAAATGGCTACAGTGAGGCTCAAAAACAAGTTAAATGCTCCTTTAGCTCTAGAATTAGGAGCAGGAAACGGGCTGCACCTGCAAGCTTTAGAGGAGCGGGAAGTAGATGAGAAAGTACTCAAAAGCGAGCAGGTGCAGGCTGCGATTAAAGCCGGGCACCTGAAAGTTATCCTGCTAGCATCTTCTGTGAACAAAACGAAGAAGGGGAGTGAACAGTAATGCCGGAATTTCTCTCTCCTGGCCATTACGTGACGGAAGCGGAGCCGCAGGTAGTAACTATAGCGGGAGTGCCAACCAGCACGGCAGCCTTGATAGGCGTAGCTGAAAAAGGGCCCATCGGGCAAGCTGTTCTGGTGACCTCCTGGACCGATTTCGTGGACAAGTTCGGCGGGTTTACACCTAATGGCTGGCTGGCCTACGCGGCTTACGGGTTGTTCCTCAACAAGCGCGGAGCCCGGGCCTACGTGGTGAGGACGGCGCACTACACCGATCCCAGTGACCCGGCCACCTTAACTGCAAAAAAGGCGACGGTAACCCTGCAGGACAGGGCCGCCACGCCGGTCGATACTCTCCAGGTTGACGCGGCCAGCGAAGGCACCTGGGGCAACAGGCTCAAAATTAAAGTCGAAGATGCGACCAAAGACGCTGCGAATAAGTTCAAGCTGACAGTCCTGGAAACCGTCAACGGTCAGGACGTGGTGCGGGAAGTGTTCGACGAGCTTTCCATGACCGACACCGACCCGGACTACGTCGAAACCCGCATCAATGGTGTGAGCAAGTATATCACGGTCACGGACATGAACAGCGCTACCGCTGCCCCGAATGACAGACCGGCGGTGGGCACATTCAGCCTGGCAAACGGGGATGACGGGTTAACCGGTTTGGCAGATACTGACTACATTGGCTCGGCAGCCGGGCGCACTGGCCTGTATGCGCTGGACGTTGTTCAAGAAAGTCTACTTATTGCCATTCCCGGAGTGGCAACAAGTGCGGTGCAAAATGCAGCTCTGGATTATGCAGCCGGACGCAAAGACTGCTTTGTAGTGCTCGATCCACCCTTTGGGAACACTCCGGATCAGGTCAAAACTTATGTTGAGACCACAGCAGGCCTCAATAGCAGCTATGGAGCTATCTACTATCCCAACGTAAAGATAATGGACCCGTTGACGAGCAAGGAAAAGGTGGTTCCGCCCTCCGGTTTCATTATTGGGGCATATGCCCGTACCGATGGAGATAAAGGTGTATGGAAGGTGGCGGCAGGTATCGAAGACGGGAGACTGGCCGGAGTAATAGGATTGGAAACCGACTTGGTAAACGACAAGGCTGTGCGTGATGTGCTCTATCCTGCACGAATTAACCCGATCTGCTTCCTGCGTGGCTACGGTATCCGGGTGTACGGTGCGAGGACTCCCGATGCCAGTAAAGAGTTCCCGTATATCAACGAGCGCAGGACCTTTATATATTGCGAAAAGTCTATCTACGAAGGAACACAATTTGCCGAGTTCGAGAACAACGAGCCCGGTCTTTGGAAGCGTCTGACCCGAAGCATAACGTCTTTCCTGTTGACGGTGTGGAAGCAGGGAGGCTTAAAGGGAGAAAAGCCGCAGGATGCCTTTGTGGTCAAGATCGACGAGGAGCTCAACACGCAATTTTTTATCGATTTGGGTATTGTGCGGGGTCGGATTGGCCTGGCCACGCATCGGCCGGCGGAGTTCATCTGGTTCGAGTTCCAGCGCAAGATCCAGACCGAAGGGTAATCGAGGGGGTGTGCTAGATGGCTGGCAAAGCGCGGAGGTATTTGGACCGGTTTAAGTTTTTGATCGAGATCGACGGAATTACCCAGACCGGGTTTCAAAAGTGTAGCGAGTTAAAGGGTGGAGTAGAGACTATTGAGCACTACGAAGGTGGAGCCCTGCTACCTGACAAGAGCCCGGGAATGGGGAAGTTCGAGGACATAACACTGGAGTATGGCGCTACCGAGAACTTAGAGATTTACGACTGGTTCAGACAGGTGATAGATGCGGCTCAGGAAACTGGAGGCGCAGACCCGTCCGATTACAAGCGCAACCTTTCTATAATCCAGCTCGACCGGGCGGGCAACGAGGTCCAGCGCTGGAACGTCTACGGTGCCTGGCCAAAAGAGTTTGTGGCTGGCGAGTGGGACAACACCTCTAACGAAAAACTGATTCGTAAGGTTACTCTTGCTATTGACTACTTTGAGCCTGCTTGAGAGCAGGCTTATATGCTATTAGGGAGGGATTAGAGTGAACGAGTTACCTAAGACCCTAGCTGAGTCTGAAGTCAAGCCAAACGTTTTCCTCTTCCCCGGGCGATGGGAAGGCGAACTGCGGGAGATGACTACCGCCGAAGAGGACATGCTGCTGAACCGCCGGCAGGGACGGGAGTGGGATGCCATCAACAAGGTCCTGCAGGCGTGCTTTGTTACCCCTGGTGTGGACGTGCTGGACATACTCGTCGGCGATAGAGTTTTTGCACTGATACAACTCAGACGGATAACTTACGGCGACGAGTTCATTTTCCGGGTAACTTGCCCGCGATGCAACGCCAGGTTTGAGTGGGAAGAGCGGCTAGGGGACCTGAAGGTGAAGTACCTTGAGGATCCGGAGTACGCAAAGCCAGAGTACACCTTTACGTTTACCCTACCTAAATCGGGCAAAACGATAAAGTGGCGGATGCTCCGTGGCCGGGATGAACAGAAGATGGCCGCCCTGCGGCGGGAGCACCCGGACGCCTTGATGACCTCGATTATGCTGCTCCGGGTGGTGGAAATCGAAGGAGAGAAAATGGTCACCCGCAAGGCTTTTGCAGAATTGCCAGCTTCCGATGCAGCAGCATTCCGGGGCGAAGTGGAAGCGCGGGAGTGCGGCGTGGATACCACCATCACACTGGAGTGCCCCGAGTGCTGGAACGTCTTTGACATGGACCTGCCGCTGGCAGGGCAGGGTTTTTTGTTGCCGATGGGAACGAGGGGCAGACGATAGATTTTTTGTGTAGCACCTCGCAAGAGGCCCTAACGGAGCAGGTGTTCTGGCTCATGTACACCACCATGGGCAGCGGGCTCGGACAGCCGTTCTCGGAAATTATGCGCATGCCGGTGCGCTGGAGGCTTCGATTGTATGAGCGCATGATGGAGCGGCTGCAGGAAGAACATGATGCTATCAAAGGAGGGTAGCCGATGGCGCTCAATCTGAGCATGATGGGCCTGGGGTTTCACTTCTTTGTGAAGGACGAGGCCACGCTGGGTCTTCAGAAGATCGACAACGCAATGAAGAACGTCACAGCCGACGCCGAAGAGATGTACTACAAGACCAAAGCCAGCCTGGGCCAGATACAGCCGAAGCTTGGGGCCTTGGGAGACGAGAGAGTGCAGGCTGCCCTCCGAAATACAGGTTTAGCTTTGATGGGAGTGGGAACCGCGGGCCTGGCTGCCGCGGGCCTGGCTGCTAGGAGCTTCGGTGATTTTGAGCAGGAAATGCTGAATGCCGGGTCTGTAGCCGGCTGGACTGAGCAACAATTTAAGAACCTGAGTAAATATGCCATTCAGGTGGGGGCCGACACAAAATTCTCGGCCAGGGAAGTGGCCGGGGCGATGTATGAAATAGCCTCAGCTGGCGTTTCAGCTGCGAGGGATGTTAAGGCATTGCTCCGGCCGATAGCCGATTTTGCGGCTGCCGGGGCCATTCAAATGCCGGAGGCGACCCGGGCGATAGTGGCGGCAATTCAAGGCTTCCGGTTAGAAATGAGCGATGCGGCACACGTGGCCAATGTGTTTACCGCCGCCATACAGAACTCTATGCTCAAGGCCAATGAGTTTGACGTGGCCCTAGGCTCTGTGGCTGGAG